CAGCGTGAGATATACGCCTCGGTCGTTGTAGAAACTTTCCAGCTCAACCCCCCCCTTGCGGAACAGCGCGCCGCGGGTCGGACCCAGGATATCGTCCTGGATCGCGGCGGGCTGCCTGCGGAGCCACTCCGCATAGGTCGTTGTCGCCCGCACTTGCTCGCCCTTGCCGCGCGCGCTGTCTCGGTAGTCCTTCGCCGCTCTGGTGCCGATGAGCGGGTCATCTTCCATCCCCTTCAGGATCGGCACTGAGCCGCTGCGGCAACACCAATGTAGCTTGCCAGGGCCAGCGCCCCAAGGGACTCGGTGGCCGATCGGTTTGTGATCAGTCGTGTACTGCAGGCCATCGCGCAGCCGGCACATCTGGCTGGTGCGCGAGTCCAGCGTACTGACCCAGACCAGCGCGCCGATGATGTCGTCGTTGGCCTCGTACCAGCGATCTCGGGCAAGGCCGGCCGTGTGGCTGATTGCAGTGCGCACCACGGCTTCGGCGTTGCGTCGGTCGATCTCCAGCAGACCGTCAGCATAGCCCTTCGCCCGAGTGCCGCGCACGCGCTGCACCACCTGCTGAATGGTCTGTCCCTCCACATAGCCCATGCGCACGGCATCGCGGATTCGGCTGGCGCGCCCTGACTCGAGACCGGCCATCCATTCCCGCAACAGGCGCCCCTGGAATGGTTGAGCCATAGCGCCGACATAGACCTGCCCGGCCGTGACACCGCGCGTGGTGAACTCGATGCCCAGCGATTCGAATAGCTGGCTCTGGTAGCCGACCTCGTAGCCAGCTAGGTCACGCAGATCCTTCTCCAACTCGCCGCGCACCTGCCGGTACGCCTCGGCGTTCAGGTTACGGACGTCCTTCAGCACCGCATCCAAGCGCGCCACCGTAAAGGCGCTGGCTGGCAGACGTTCCATGGCCCGGGCCACCTGCTCGGCCAGGTCGATGTCGACGCGGTTTAGCAAGGCAATAATCCGACGCACCACCCCGTTGCTGTAACGCACCAGGTCGATGGAGTGCCGGACGGTGGCGTCATACAGCTCTGTTTGCAGGCTGGCCATCCTGGCCTCCCAGCGTGCCCAGCGCCGGGCCGGCAGCTTCGATGCGGGCTTGCTCTTCCTCGAATGTCACCCCGTCGTCGATGATGCCGCCGCGGCGCATGTTGTCGTAGAACGTTTCCGGGCTGATCGCCGCGGCCTGCAGCGCGCCCACCAGGGCGGTCAGGTCCTGGGCGGTCAGGCCGACCGGGAAGAACTCAGTGTTCAGCTTCACCTCGACGGTGCCCGAGCCGGCGCCTGCCCACTCGGCGGCCCAGCGGAAGGCCTTGGCCAGCGACCGACCCACGCCCAGGGCGATGCCGCCCAGCACGCTGTTCTCGCCGGCTCGGTGGATCTTGGCCGTCTCGGCCGCCTCGGCGTCGCGCTTCTCCGGTGCCAAAATGCGGGCGCCCAGGGTGGCCATCATGCCCTCCTTGCGCTCCAGGCTGACCTTGATGCTGTCCAGGCCCTGGCCGGAGAACTCCAGGTACTGAGCTCGCGCCTCGGCCTCGGAGAATACCCAAGCCTCGGAAGAGCCGATCTTCAGGGACTGGCCAGCCTGCAACTCATGCCCGGTAACAACCGCCGTGGGCAGCGCCGTGAAGTGCAGCGCGTGCTCGTAGTCGGCCGTGCCACGGTAGTGCGACATGTTCACATCGACCAGGTCGAGTAGCACAGGCTTCTGTGGGTCGATCGCTTCACCGTTGCGCCCTATCAGGACGAAGGGGATGTAAGGCAGCCGCTTGCCGTTCATCATCGGCGTGTACTCGAATGCCGGCGTGTTCAGGTCGGTGCGGTAGATGCGCACACGATAGGCACCGTCCGCCAGGTCGAGCACCCGGTACTGCGTCTTCTCCTCGGCGGTGAACTCGTCCTTCTGCTCGGTGTAGGTCTCGGCCAACACCACCAGCACCAGCTGGTTCACGCCGCTCACCCGGGCCGTGCGCCAGTTGATGATGGCCTCGGCCTTGTAGGTGGCCAGGTAGGGCCGCAGGCCGACCGCCTGGGCCTGGCCCACGGTCATGAACTCGCCGCTGGCCACCGGGTAATCCACCAGCACGCCCACGCGGGTGACGTCGATCACCTCCTTCACCACGTTCTCGATGAACGTGTCTACCGGCGTGCCCGCTAGGTCGGCGTCCTCGATCATCGGCTGCAGCGCCGCCGGCAGCGTCACGGTGGGCTCCTTGCGGAACACCATGCCGATCAGCGCTTCCTCGGTGCGGGCGGTGGCGCCGTAGAACAGCGCGCGGCCCTTGTAGGCGTCGTACTCCTCCTGCTCCTGCCCTGCCAGCTTGGGCAGGTACTTGGTGCCGGCCGCATGCACGGCGTCCTGGCCCTGCAGCGCGGTTCGGCAGCGCTCCCATCGCGGCTGGCTGGCCGTCCAGAGAGGGTGTTTGCTGTCGACGGGCATGATCAGGTTCCTGTGAGTTTGATGCGGCTCATGCCGGTGGGCGTGATCGGGTATCGGTGCACCAGGAAGTAGCCCTGGGCGTCGTTCGGGTGGTCGTGCCCCGTCGACTTGTCCGGCTCCCCGTTCTTGTCGTAGGCCTGCTGCTCCAGCGCCTCGGTCAGCGTCGGGCACCGGTCGGTATTGACCAGCCAGCGCCGGGCGCCTTCGTCGTTGAGCAGCATGCCGTTCACGGCGTTGATTCGGTCCTTCACGGCCGGGTTTCGGCTGTTCACCCGAACGGTGAACCCCGCCTTGCGCAGGATGCTCAAATCCGACTCACTGGCGTTTTTGCTGCTGGTATTCCCGCCGCTGGCGTCGGGGTAGATCGTGACGCCGTGGCCCTTGTCCTTGAAGCGCTCCTTGAGCATGCGGGCCATTTCCGGCGTGTCGCGCACCTTCGTCAACTCTCCCACCGTCAGCGGCAAGCCGGCCCGGATCACGTTGACCGTCGCCGTCATGTTCAGCACGTTGAAGTCCATGCCGATGTGCAGCTCTTCGTGCGGCTCCTCGGCGGCGTCCGTGTGGTGCAGGCGCCGGTCAAAGTTGGGGTACACGCTACCGCTGGTCAGGTTGGTGAACTGGCCACGCAAATACGCCGCGATCAGCTGCGGCGGATAGCTCGCCCGCAGCGACGGGATGTAGTCTTCCGGCAGGTTCTTACCGTTCTCGTAGGTGCTGGCTTGCACCAAGCCGTACAAGGCAACCAGATCGGGCCGCTCGCGCACCTGCTTGACGAACTGCTGGTAGACGAACTTGAACCCCTCGGGCGTCGTCGTGACGTCCACGCCGTTGATCAGGCCGGGCGCGGTGTGGCGCAGGCGAGCAATGATCTTTCGCCAGGCCAGCGCGGCCTTGTCCGTCTTCATGACGTCTAGCTCGTCGATCAGCCCCTTGCCGATCTTGAAGCCCACGATGTCGCCCGGCTTCTCCATCGACCGGCAGATCACCGTGCCGCGGTACTTGCGGCCAGCGAACAGGTGCACCTCCTTGTTCGACTCGTTGATCTTGGCTGCCAGCCCCCAGTCGTGGGCCACCTCCTCGATCGTCGGGTAGAAGATGTCCCGGATCTGTCCGTAGGTCGGCGCGAAGTAGCCAGAGTTGACCCGGGGAAACTCCCAGGCGTGGCGACACAGTCCGGCGCCACCTACCCAGGTCTTGCCGCTGCCGAAGCCGGCGACGAACGCGCGGAACTTGTGCGGCAGCGCCAGGAACCGAGCCTGGGGCTGATTAAGGCTCGGCATCGGGGACGCTCGCGTCCTTGACCTCGATCACGACCTTCACCGGCGGCGGCGCGTTGTCGTCGTTCGTGGAGTCCGGCTTGTCCCGCCAGCTATCCGGCGACCGATTCTTCAGATAGAAGATCATTGCGGTGACGTTTCCGCCCACTGCCGCGTCATACAGCGCAGACGACACATCCGCGATGCCGAGCGCCTTCCCTTTTTTAAGGGCCGCCTGGAGCTGTTCATTGCTCGCCTTGTGGCGGCGTAGAGTGCTGTAGGAAATTCCCAGCGCGGACGCAATCTGCTCTTCGTTCAAGCCCTTAGAGGCCAGCGCCTCTATCTGCCCTAGATCGGGCAGTTCTTTCTTCGGTCGTGCCATAAGCTCGCGGTCCCTCTGGGAGCGACGCCGCAGGCATCGATTCCGCGTTGAAAGTGATTCAGGATGCGCCCATCCGACTTACCCGCCAACGGAGCGAGCTGGGCGTGTGCGGTTCTCGTCTACCAGATCCAGCGACGAGGCCGGGGAGAAAGCCCCGCGCGCTTTGATATCCCGCGCGGGCGCCCGTCTGGCTAGGCGGTGTCCTGGGGCGGTGATTCTTGACAGTCCCGAGCCCGCAAAGCAAAAGCCCCGGCCATCGGCTCGGGGCTTCGTTTCTGACGGACGCACAGCGCCCGCCATGGGCATCGGGTCACGTCCTTAGACGGTAGTCGGTCTGTCTTGGGCTGGATTATGCATAACAACGGCGTAGCGTGCAACAAAATCCTCGAAGTTGCTGACCGCCCGCACCAGCACGTCGTCGTATTCGCGCGATCGAAGGTCCAGCGCGCGACATGTTGCCCGCCAGTACGAGCGCGTCACGTAGTGGGCCCGCAGGATGTCGCGGTGCTGATGCAGCATGCGGTAGACCGAGTTGCGCCAGGCAGCCTCGATGAGACCTGCGTCGCTCTCGTCGAGCTCGCGCATATCTTCCTCGCCTCCCCATGCGCCCTGTCCTGCCCGCTTCGCAAGCCTGCGGCACACCTCGTAGGTAGGCGAGACAGCGTAATGCGGCCGGCTACGCATGACTTCGCCCCAGTTCTCGAGGCGGGCATGGAAGTCTGATGGCAGGCGATCCAGCAGCAGCTTGGGCGTCTTCATCGACCTCGTTCCTCGAAAAGTCGGCACCGCTGGCCTACCTGCATGCCATGACCGCAAGCCAGAATGCGGCGCCCGTCGAATTCGCTCTTGACCAAGCGGATATGCGCGCAGCCAGCGCAACTGCGCAACGGCGGCGGCTCTTGGCGGCGCTCTAGCACCTTGAGCGGGTCGCCGCGCTCGGACCGGCGGGCCCACGTCATGCTGCACGCTCCTGCGCTACCGCCCAGCTCAGAATGGCCAGGGCGTCGGCGTCGTTGTCGGTCTCGGGACGGAATCCGCGGGCCTTCGCCTCAGCGATCATGTCGGCCTTGTCGGCGTTGCCCTTCCCCGTCCAATGCTTCTTGATCGTGCCCACACCCACAGGCAACAGGCGCAGGCGATGGCTGTCGGCGAGCATTTCCACGATGCACAGGAAGGCGCCGTAGGCATGCGCCGCGTCCGTGCCGGTGTGCCGCTTCACATCCTCGTAGGCGATGGCGTGCACCTGGCGCTGGGTGATCACC